CCCCCCACCAGCGCCTCCACCGCCAGGAACCGCATGGAGAGCCATCTTATAGGCCCTTGCCTGGGGTTAAATAAACCGCCGCAGTACTAGAACCTGTTATGGCAGAAAAATAAGATCCAACAGGAAAAGATAAAACCTCTACAACGCCAGCAGGAATGGGAATTCCACTCGCTACAAGAGCCGCTGATTGAGCAGCTCCTGCAGTTGATCCAACTCCAAGATAGGCGATAACAGAACCGCCGTTGTGTATTCTGAATTGATATCCAGCATTGGTTCCAACTTCTGGAACCTGTACTCCAGATGGAGCCGAAGTAGCTGCTGTTACAGTAACTGTTGGGCCAGTCGGGCTAAACGCCTTCGTGTACATTTAACCCCCTATTTTACAAAAGCTGCAATCTTAGATTTCATCTCCGCAATTTGATCAACAATTTCTTGGAGCTCTTTTTTCTTACCCAAAATTTCAGCCTGCACATCTCGAACATATTGCTCTAGATTTGCTTTCTCTCCCTCAAGAACTCTAACTTGCTTTTGTGCAGAGTAAATAAGGTCTTGGCCTTTTTTCTCAGACTCTGCATAAATATATGCAGCCTTATCTTTTGCTTTTGCTTCAATCTCAGCAGCCTTTTCTTGGGCTTCTGAAACTCTTACTTGAGCTTTTTCAAAATCAAATTTGAAGGCCTGAATGTCTGCCTTGATTAACTCGACTTCTTTGTATGCTTTGTCTTTTGCAATAGCAGCATCTCGTGCCGCTTGCTCAAGAGATCCAATCTCTTCAAGAGCCGCAGCAGCAGAGAAAATGTGCTGAAACTTTTTTGCAAATTGTTTAATGTCTTCTGCGGCCTTCATTGCATTGCTCATTTTAATGAACCCTCTTTACTAAAAGATAAACCTTAAGATCAGTTGTTCCATCTCCGCCAGTTACTTCTGGACGAATGTATCTAGTCAATTCCTGAATAGACTCTAAGGCAGCAGCGGTTTTAGACAAATTGTTTGCTTGTGGATCTGTGAGCGTAACATAATTTGTTCCGTCGTTTGATCCTTGAATCACAACAGTTCCACCAACTCCAAAAGTTCCAACGATTTGAACACTGCGAATATGAGAGCCAGGCATTTCAATGGCAGAACCAACATCGCCATTAAGAAGCCCCTCCCAAGTAATGACGTGAGCGTATTCGCCGAAGCCCTTTACTTCTGCGACACTTGCTGTTCTTGTTGCCATTTAAATTCCTCTCCCTCTTTAAAAAGGGAAGGCACCTCTCGGCACCTTCCCCACCATAACTAGATTACTTCTGAGTCACTCGAAACTTCTTTAACAGGTTCGGGTCTTCTCTTATTTTTACCTTGATGTTCTACGGCGTCAACCGCTTCGCACCAAGTTGCAGAATAAGGTTTCCCCTTAATCAAGTAAGGCTGTCCGCTTTCATTTTTGGGCATGAAATGCTTTTCTTCCATGTCAAAAATTTCCCCTTCTCTCCTTCTCTTGAGATTATAATAACCAGTTTTTAAAGCTCGAACTCTCATTTAATCCTCCAATTAAGAAATCACTACGTTATCAGCATACGATACATATTTTTGAATATCGTGAGTGATGAAAGCAGTGAACGAACCAGTGGTCAAGTCTCCACCTGCAGGCGTATATTTTAAGCGTGCATAGCGAAGGTTGATGTCATCTGGTCCAAGTCGAGCATATTTAACAGTCCCTGCGGCAGACAATGCAGAGAAAGAAAATAGTGTTCGAGTAGAATCTGGAGTGAAGCTATCAGAACTGTCACCTTCCAACGCTACTGCGAGAGTAGAATCAGAACCGGAGTCAGTCATAGCAACGTCGCAAGAAACAACAACGTAGAGTTCTTCACCCACGCCGATGTCGCGAACAGCTCCAAAGTCAATGATGTTTGTGGAAGCAGCAGCAGCCGTAACTGCTTGTGCATCCGAAAATAGTAATTGTGCATCTACGATCATTTTAAATCTCCTTCTTTAATTCTCTAATTAAGATACGGTAGCTTCTGTTTCTAACAAGCTGTCACAAATACGAACAGGAATTCCACGGAAAGTGGGAACAGAAATTCCATCAACGTCTTTGTAGATTAATCCGCCGCCAGAAATCACGTCATCGCGACGCTGAATGTCCAACATTTGAAACACAGTTCGGTTCATGTAGAACGCGCACTTGCCCATGCGAAGGTTGAAAATTCTGTGTGTCGCTTTGATCATAAGTTCGATCAAGTCAGCAGCGGAAGATTTTGCAACGAGGTTAGAGATATCAATGTTAGGAATACGAACAACATATCTCCAGTCCTTCAATGCAATACCGCATTTCCATTTCCACTGATCTCGGTATGCACGCATACGAGAACCGGCAATTCCTGCAGTTGTTTCAACAGTTTCTTCTCCAAGGTCATTGTGCTCTAGACCAGCCTTAGAACCTTTAGGGAAAATACCGTGAATAGTCTCAGAGCCCCAGCAGATAAGCCAGATAGAGCTGTTGTCAGAACCACTTCCAGATCCAGAAACAATGTTCTGGCCGTTAGCAGCAGACAAAGAGCTGTATCGTGCAGCAAGACCTGTGAACTCTTCAGGAGCAGTTCCACTGTTTCCGTAGAAAAGAGTAGAAGCCATCTCTTGGTTCATAGACTCGATGAATGAACGAGCTTCAGAAAGTCTGAAAGCAGCAGAGTTACCGTTAAGTTTTGCCAACTCAACGTCAACTTCAGACCATGCCTCAAGCATTCCGCAAGCTTCATCAATTTGAGCAGTGGTGCTTTTTGAAGGTTGAACGCCTTGGTTCAACAATCTCCAAGCAACAGTGGGCAAACCAGTGCGCACAGTGGTTCTGTGACCAGTGGGCAAGTTGCCTTCCATGAACATCATATCTGCCAAAACTTCGTTGGTTTGCGCGAGCAACTCAACGATCTTAGGCACTTTACCGTCTGGATCAAGGCGTTTCGCCCAATCCGCAAGTGTTAAAACGTTACTTCCAAGTGTAGCCATTATTTAAATCTCCTTATTCATTTGTAGAGCCATAGAATGTTTCCTCCATCGACTTCTCTCTCTTGGTCACGCTGGACCCAGGAAGAACAAGCGAATCAGGAGCCATCTTCTGGCCGATTCTTACGAGTAGTCTGAGAAGCTCTGGATGATTTCCAAAACCCGTCGCCTCGAGATCTTGCTTCAATTCTTGTGAAGCGAATCTATCGACAACTCTCTTGGCCAACTCTGCATTCTTTGCAAAGTTTTCCCCCCCAATTTCCTTGTCGGATTTTGACGTCTCAAACCACTCAGTTGTTTTTTGTTGTACGAACTCAGCCTGTTGTTGTTGAGCCTCGATATCTCTCTCAAGTATCGCCTGAGCTTGCTCATTGGATAAACCCTTTTCTTTCGCGAAAGATTGGATCTTCTCAACAGCCTCTTTGGATAACGGAGAGTTTTCGGGAACCTTAAGTTCTAGCTTAACTTCTTCAGCCTTTTTTTCCTCGACCGGAGCTGCTTTCTCCTCGGCTTTTACTTCTGCCTTGGTTTCCGCTTTTATCTCTACCTTTTCGGGATAGAGAGTTTCTGCAGTTGTTGTTTCTGTTGTAGCATTTGGTGTTTCCTGTGCTGCTTCAGACATTTGCATCTCCCTTCGATTCTCTTAACATTTTTAAATAAGCTTCTGGATCTGACTCATTCAAATCCGCGAATAGCTTAAGACCTATATTTCTCTCGCCCTCGTTAAAGAACGTTTGCGAGTTTCCAGTAAAAGAAGTTTCAAAAACATGGCACATAATAAGAGTACGCCAGAAAAATCTTCGACCTTGTCTTGTTGCCAAAACAGACCTGATATCTTCTAGCTCTTGCTCTCTTTTACGCTTGCCTTTTCCTTCAGCTCCCTTAACTTGAGACTCGTCTGCTGCGTTTTTTACAAATGGCTTGTCATGGTTCATACAATGCTTCCGGCCTGAGACTGATCAATCAATCTGTTGAGCGCTGTATCGCCTTCCATATCAGCACCTGCTAAGTTTTTGGCAGCAACTGAGGCCTGTTGCATTTGTTCCATTTGTTGCGCTTGAGCCTGTGCCTCTGCAGCAGCAGCTCTTCTTTCTTCCACTTGCTCGTCTGTTCTAATAATTCCAGGAGCAAGAGAAAGCATATCGCCGTACACATCAATCGCCTGATCAACGTCGATCTTATCTGCAGCTTGTGGGTAGATAGGAATAAGCTGTGATGCAAACCCCATGAACCGCTCAACAGATCCAACTCCGACAAGCTTCTGTGCTTGTGCCATAATAGAAATGTATTCTACTTTAAGAGCAGAACCTTCGAGTTCTTTTGGTGCCTGAGGAATGGCTCCCTGCTGGACCATGATATCAAAAGCAATGTCGATCAAAGGATCTAAAAGATCTTGATTCAATTGTTCCAAGACAGGACCAAGAGCCAAAAGTTTCTCTTCGTGTCTCTCGTCAATCTCTCGAGCTGTAATTTCTCTTCGGTCTGTATTGGCAAGCATCAAGAACAAGTCTTCATAGAACGCTCGACGAACACGAGTTCTTACCTGATCTTGTTTTGCCTCAAGAGCCTCGAGTCTAAAGTTGACTTCATGAGCAGGTCTAAATCCAGATTGGTTGTCCCTTGAATCTACAAACGTAATATCTCCAGGGAGAATGGACGCTTTAGAATTTCTCAAAGAAGTTGGGCCCACCATTGGAGGATTAATCATTTTGTCAATAGCCTGAGCAGCTCTTTTCTCTCCAATTTGTAACTGCTTAACGTCCCCGATAGCGACCATACCAGGACAATCTGTGCCGTAAACGTCCTCGCCAGTGATCTCCCATCTTGGACAAAGAACAGGAAAATAATCATAGCCCTTTTCTGACAAGAACTTGTCCTCGTCATTTCCAGAGTAATTATAGTTCGTTCCAAATCCTCTCTCGTAATAACAAGAAGAGTATCTCTTAAACTTTGATTCTAATTTCTTAGGATCAAAATAAGGATTGGGCCTGATAACGTGACAAACCTCAACCCACTGCTCATAGTTTGCTTGATCCCATGCGTTTTTAACGTGAGAAGAAAATACAGACCAATCAATCTTCCCTGATCCATCTTCCTTAAGACGGCCAAACTTCTGCACGAGTTGACGTACCGTCATTTGAAATTCTCTAAAGAACACATCAACCTTAAGCTTAGAATTATTTGCGATGGAATAACTGCCGACAGAAAATGGATAGCAGTGAATTCCATTCTGCAAATCTTCTTCGATGTACATTGCAGCGGTTCCGAAAACTCCAACGTCTCCATAAATAATAGGGAGAACGTTGTATAAATTTGATTTCAAAAACATCGTGGTCATACGCTGAGACACAATAGAGAGCCAGCTCTTAACGGCGCCAACTTCTGTCATGTCAGGATCAGACGTTGTGAGTCTGAACCATGGACGAGCAGGAGATGTTATTCCGCCCATCATTCCAGATCGAAGAGTCCTTGCTGCCATCGTTGCAGATCACGATCTCGAATTCCGCCACACTGGTTTGCGCCGCGAGGAAGGTGTGCCAATCCGCGATCACCGCCTCGATACCTTCGGCCTCGTTATAGGCGGGGGCCGCTACCGA